GCCGGATTTTCTCGTGCGGGGGTTTCGGAGGGGGGGGTAGTCCGGTGAGTGGTTCGCGTGGTCCCAAGCCGCTGCCGGCAAACGTGCATATGCTGCGGGGCAACCCCAGCAAGCTGCCGCTGTCCCAACTGATGGACTCCCTCCAGCCCGAGGTCGAGATCCCGGGCTGCCCGTCGCACCTGATGCCCGAGGCGCGCAAGGAGTGGCGCCGCATCACGCCGGAGCTGGAGCGCTACGGCTTGATCAGCAAGCTGGACCGTGCTGCGCTGGCGCTGTACTGCCAGGCCTGGGCTCGCCACGTGTGGGCCGAGGAGCAGCTCTTCCGTGCCGTCAAGTTGGCCGCCGCCAAGCGCGAAGCGGCCGAGGCCGCTGGCCAGGTCTACGAAGGCGGCGACGGCATCACAGTGCCGACGCCCGGCGGACACATGACGTACAGCCCGCACTGGGTCATCAGCAACAAGGCAATGGAGCAAGTTCACAAGTACTTGGCCAGCTTTGGACTGGACCCGGCGAGCCGCAGCCGCGTGAACACCAGCAACCACCTCCAGCGCAGCCTGCCAGGCATGGGCGACGACGACGCGCCCCGGGGATTCGGGGCACTGTGATCTGAGCATGAAGGACTACGCCGCCATCGCTGAGCAGTACGTCGACGACGTGCTCAGCGGTCGCATTCCGTCGTGCAAGTGGGTGCGGCTGGCCTGCGAGCGCCACCAGCGCGACCTGGCCCGCGCGGCATCCGCTGACATCACGTTCCCTTTCGTGTTCAACCCTGAACTGTTGGACGCAGTCACCGGCCGCAGCTACCGGCCTGTGAACCGCGTCTGCGGCTTCGCCGAGCTGATGCCGCACGTCAAGGGCGACTGGGCTGCGCGCGGTGAGACCATCCGCCTGGCCGGCTGGCAGGTCTTTGCCCTGGCCAGCATCTACGGCTGGGTGCACCGCGAAACCGGCAAGCGCCGGTTCCGGAAGGCGGACCTGTTCATTCCGCGCAAGAACGCCAAGAGCACCCTGGCCAGCGTCATCGGGCTGTACGGCTTGACGCTGGACCGGGAGTTCGGCGCCGAGGTCTACAGCGGCGCCACCAGTCGCGACCAGGCGCATGAGATCTTCCGACCGGCGCGCCTGATGTCTCTGGCGAACGAAGCCTTCCGTCGCGAGTACGGCGTGATTCCGAACGTCAGCAATCTGGCGGTGGTGGACACCAACAGCAAGTTCGAGCCCGTCATCGGCAAGCCCGGCGACGGCGCCAGCCCCAGCCTGGCGCTGGTGGACGAGTACCACGAGCACGCGACCGCCGAGCTCTACGACACGATGTGGACAGGCATGGGCGCCCGCAGTCAGCCCCTGCTGGTCGTGATCACCACCGCGGGCGACAACGTCGGCGGCCCATGCTTTGCGCATCAGGGCGAGCTGCAGAAGCTGCTCGAGAAGGTCATCGGCGACGAGCGGCGCTGGGGGATCATCTACACGGTCGACGCCGACGACGACTGGACGGACCCGGCGGTTCTGTGGAAGGCCAACCCCAACCTGGGCGTGTCGATCGATCCGGAGAAACTCGTCGGCGACCAGGCCGAAGCCATCCGCGATCCGCGCAAGCAGGCGGTCTTCAAGACCAAGCACCTGAACCTGTGGGTCAACGCCGCCAGCCCGTGGGTGAACCTCGAGAGCCTGCAGCGTGCCGGCGACCCGACGCTGCGCGCAGAATTCTTCCGCGGCGAGCACTGCTGGCTTGGCCTGGACCTTGCCAGCAAGACCGACATCGCCAGTCGGGCCAAGCTGTTCCGTCGGCTGGTCGAAAACGACTGGCACTACTACCTGTTCACCCGGCACTGGTTGCCCCAGGCCGCGATCGCGCGCCCGGAGAACGAGCATTACCGTGCCTGGGTCGCCAGCGGCCACCTGGTGCAGACACCGGGCAACATGATCAACCTGCGCGGCATCCAGGAGGACGTCGAGGCTGAGTCCGAGCTGCACATCGTCGACGAGATCGCGATGGATGCCTGGGGCAGCCGCGAGATCCAGCCCAACCTTCAGGAGGGCGGGTTCACGGTGGTGGACGTGCCCATGCAGACGCGTCACCTCAGCGAGCCGATGAAGCTGATCGCCGCGCTGATCGACGCCGGCCGATTTCATCACGACGGCAACCCTGCCACGCTGTGGATGTTCTCGAACGTCGAGGTCCAGGAGGACCGGAACGAAAACATCTTCCCGCGCAAGGCATCTGCGGAGCGCAAGATCGACGCTGCCGTGGCTGCCATCGTGGCGATGAGCCGCGCAATGATCGGCGCAGCCGAGCAAGAGCGCTCGTTCTGGGAGGCCGCCGCTTGAACTGGCGAGGTCTCTGGCCGTTCGGTCGCAAGTCCAGCACCACGCTGGATCTGTTCCGCGAGATCTACGGCTCCAAGACGAGCAAGAGCGGCCAGACCGTTGGATTGAAGGAGGCGATTCGCTGCGCCACCGCGTTCGCTTGCGCGCGAGTGATCGCGAACGGTGTCGCGCAGGTGCCGCTGAAGTTGTTCGCCGAGACCGAGGGCGGCCAGCGTACCCCGGCGCGGACCCATCCTCTTTACCGGGTGTTGCATCGTCGTCCGAACCCGTGGCAGACCTCGTTCGAGTTCCGCGAGACGCTGGGCTTGCACCTGACACTGGCTGGCCGGGCCTACTGCTACAAGGTCATCGTCGGCGGCAAGATCAGGGAGCTGATCCCGTTCGAGCCCGGCCGCGTGCGCACCACGCTTGCCGAAGACGACATGACGGTCATCTACGAGGTGACCGGCAGGAACGGTGAGCTGCGGCGCTTCGACGCCAGTCTGATCTGGCATGTCAAGGGCCCGAGCTGGGTGGGCTGGGAGTCTCTGGATGCGCTGGAACTGGCGCGCGAGGCCGTGGGGCTGTCGATTGCTGCGGAGAGCAGCCAGGGCGCCATGCACAGGAACGGCATGCGGGTCCCGGGCGTCTACTCGGTCGAGGGCTCGCTCAACCCGCAGCAGTACAAGGACCTGCGAAAGTTCCTGGCAGACAACCACGCGGGCGAAAACGATGGCCTGCCGATGATCGTCGACCGAGCCGCCAAGTGGCTGCCGCTGGCGCTGTCCGGCGTCGACGCCCAGCATCTGGAGACGCGCCGCTTCCAGGTGGAGGAAGTCTGCAGGGCGATGGGCGTCATGCCGATCATGGTCTTCAGCAGCGACAAGGCGGCCACCTACGCCAGTGCGGAGGCGATGTTTCAGGCGCACGTGGTGCACACGCTGGCGGCCTGGTGGGAGCGGCTCGAGCAGAGCATCGACTGCAACCTGCTCAGCGAGCAGGACGAGATCGATGGCATCTACGCCAAGTTCATGGGCAACGGCCTGATGCGCGGCTCCATGAAGGACCGCTCCGAGTACTTTGCAAAGGCGCTGGGGTCCGGCGGCGCGCCGGCCTGGATGACGCAGGACGAGGTCCGGGCGTTGGAAGAACTGAATCCGATGGGCGGTGCTGCACAGCAGCTGCCCGTCGCAACCAACCTGCGGCCGGCCTTGGCGCCGCCGGCCTGAAAGGAAAGCATGGCCATCGAACGCGCAAGTTTCAGCCTGCGCGAGCTCAAGCTCGCCCCCTCCGAGTCCAAAGAGATGACGTTCGAGGGATACGGCGCCGTCTTTGGCAACGTCGACAGCTACGGCGACGTGATTCAGCCCGGCGCGTTTGCCGAGTCTCTTGCCGCCTCCGCGCAGTCGCAGGTCTGGCCCGCGATGCTCTTGCAGCACGGCGGCTACGGCTTCGGTGCCGAAGACATGACGCCCATCGGCATCTGGACCTCCCTGGCCGAGGACGGAGTCGGCCTGAAGGTGACCGGCAAGCTGGCCGACACCGCGCGCGGCCGCGAGGCCTACGCGCTACTGAAGATGGAGCCGCGGCCGGCGATCAGCGGCCTGTCGATCGGCTACATCGCCAAGGAATGGCAGCAGCGCAGCAAGCCCGAAGAGCCGCGCCGCACGCTCAAGAAGGTCGACCTTCTGGAGGTCAGCCTTGTCACGTTTCCGGCCAACGGCAAGGCCCGCATCTCCGCGGTCAAGTCGCTGGACGAAATTGCATCGCTGGCCGATGCGGAGGCCTTCCTTCGTGAGGTCGGAGGGCTGAGCAAGAGCCAGGCGGTGACCTTCATCGCGCGGGTGAAGGCGGCATCAGGCCGGGGCGATCCCGACCTGGAGCAGGAACTCCGCGAATCGCTGGCCAAGCGGGGCCGTGCCCTGCTGTCGCAGCACTGAACCCACACCCACACCACGCAAAGGAAATCCCATGGACCTCATCGAAATCAAAAAGGTCATCGACCAGCAGGGCGAGGCTTTCGAACTGTTCAAGAAGACCAACGACGAGCTGCTGAAGGCCAAGGCCGAAGGCAAGGCGGTGGCCGACATCGAGGCCAAGCTCACCAAGATCAACACCGTCCTGGACGAACTGGCCGACCAGAAGAAGGCCATCGACGACATCCTGCTGAAGGCGGCCCGTCCTGGCGGCCTGGGTAGCGACGTCAAGGGCGCCGAGGCGAAGGCCGCAGAGCTCAAGGGCTTCAACGCCACGCTGCGTGCCGAGTACCAGGCCAAAGGCAAGGCCTTCCCGGGCGAGATGCAGCAGGACGCGTATGACCACTACAAGAGCGGCTTCTTCAAGCTGGCCGTCGGCGTCACGATGGATTCGCTGAGTGCGGACGAGCGCAAGGCGCTGAGCGCCGGCAGCGACCCGGATGGCGGGTACCTGCTGCCGAATTCGACCGCCGGCCGCATGGTCACCCGGCTGTTCGAGCAGTCCGTGATGCGCCAGCTCGCGGACGTGCAGACCATCAGCACCGAAAAGGTCGAGGGCGTCGTCGACGACGGCGACGCTGACGCCGGCTGGGTCTCCGAGATGGGCTCACGCAACGACAGCGCCACGCCGAACGTCCGCAAGTGGGAGATCGCGGCCCACGAGATGTACGCCATGCCGAAGGTCACGCAGAAGCTCATCGACGACGCCGTGGTGGACGTCGAAGCCTGGCTGGCGGGCAAGGTGGCCGACAAGTTCGCGCGCGTCGAGGGTGCCGCCTTCTGGACGGGCACCGGCGTCGGCCAGCCGCGCGGCCTGACGGCCTACCCCACGGCGGCTACGGCCGACGGCAGCCGCGCCTGGGGCACCTTCGAGCACATCAACACCGGCGCCAACGGTGCGTTCCACACCACCCAGTTCGACCCGCTGCAGGATCTGCAGGGCGCCATGAAGGATCACTTCCTGCCGAACGCGCAGTGGCTGATGCGCCGTGAGGTTCGCACCGCGGCGCGCAAGCTCAAGGAATCCACGACCAACCGGTACCTCTGGGAGCCGGGCATGCAGGTGGGCGCTCCCGAGCGGCTCCAAGGCTACCCGGTGCGCACCGATCAGTACATGCCGGCGCTGGCCACCAACTCGCTGTCGCTCGCCTTCGGCGACTTCCGCCAGGCCTACACCATCGTCGACCGCATCGGCGTGCGCACCCTGCGCGATCCGTTCACCGCCAAGCCCTATGTCGTGTTCTACACGACCAAGCGCACGGGCGGCGGCGCGATGAACTTCGAAGCGGTCAAGTTCCTGCGCTTCGCGGCGTGAACGTGACGGCAGGCGCCCTCGTGCGCCTGCTGGCTGGCACACCCACCCAAAACTGAAAGGTCACAACCGTGAACAACGATCTGATGAACAACATCGACGTCAAGCGCGTCATCAGCCCCGTCAGCGTGGCGGACAACACCGCGCAGGTCGGCACCGTCGTCGACCGGCAGGGCTTCGGCTCCGTCACTTTCCTGATCGCCACCGGCTCCATCGCCGACGTGGACGCCACCTTCGCCGTGCTGCTGGAAGAGTCCGACGCGTCGGGCTCCGGCTACACGGCCGTCGGCGACGCAGATCTGCTCGGCACCGAGGCGCTGGCCGGGTTCCAGTTCGACGACGACAACGAGTGCCGCAAGCTGGGCTACATCGGCGTCAAGCGTTACCTGCGGCTGACGATCACGCCGGCCAACAACGCCTCGGCCGCGCTGGTCTCTGCGGTCTGCGTGCTCGGCAACCCGCAGATTGCGCCGACGGCCAACCCGCCGGCCTGAGCCCTGGGCTGAGACATCAAGGGCCGCCCCACCCGGGCGGCTTTTTCGTCTCAGTCTGTCAGCACCAAGGAAGCATTCGTCATGCCAACCATCCGCTACACAGGGCTCCAGCCCCGACCTGAAACGCCGCTCACCGGCACAGGGCTTGTGTGGATGCCGGGCGAGTCGCGCCAGGTCGAAGACGGCACGCGCGCGCGCGCCCTGCTGGCGGCCAGGCTCGGCTGGGAGCTGCTCAGGGAAGGCGACGGGCCTGCGCCCGATGTCAACGGCATGGCCGCGAGTGGTGCCTGGATGCGGCCGGCGGTGCCGTTCCGGGTGCGCGTGCTGGGCACTGGCAGTCTGACGATGGACGCCCGCGACTCGGCCGGCACCGTCACCGCAGCAGTCTTCCAGGATGCCTACGCCACGCAAACGGACGCGGTTATCTGGCCATACCCCGGGGACAGCGCGCGCCAAGTCCGTTTCAACTTTCCCTCCACCCTGACCATCGAGGTGCTCTGAATGAGCGGACTTCCAACACGCGACCAGACCATCCGGCCTGGCGATGACTCGGTCAACGGCGTGCGGCAGGTGCGCGAGACCTTCTTCTACCTGGGTCGAGTCAATGCTGTGGACACCACGCTGCTGGCCCGCGCGTGCTTCGTGCACTCGCTGACCATGAGCAACCCCACGGCCACGGCGTTCGAGGTGTTCCTGGCCGACGCCACGACCGGCACGGGCACCGTGTCCGACGGCAGTGCGCCGCGGTTCAACGTCCCCGCGAACAGCTGCATCACGCACGTCGTCAACCGGCAGCACTTCACCGGCGTGCGCGTCCGCGGCGCTGCTGCTTTCCCGTCGGGCGCCGAAATCTCGGCGACGGGGGTCTGACGTGCTTCGCGGCTACGGCAGCTTCCGCCACCTGGCGGCGGACCTCTACAGCAGCGTCCGCTTCAGTGGCGGAAGCGTCTCGCACACGGGGATGCCTGCGCTGCCGACCTCGGCGCCGTACAGCCTGATGGTGTGGGGCTTCTCGCCGCCAGGCGTCTCGAGCACGATCTACAGCGCCGGCGGCAGCTTCGGCATCACGTCGGGCAACCTGCTGTCGGTGACGGGCCTCCTGAACTCTGCCGTTCCGCTGCCGCTCGGCGACTGGTGGACTGCGGCGCTGACCTTCGACGGAACCGTCACCACGCTGTACCAGGACGGCGAGATCGTCGGCGTCACCAGCAGCCCGGGCGTGGCCTTCACCGGTGGGAACGCCACCACCACCATGGCGAGCGGTGGCGCGCTGTCGCAGTTCATCGCCACGGCGGGCGTCTGCTTCACCCAGGACCAGGTGCGCCGGTTCCACTACGACAACGTGCAGCCGTCCGCGGACGTCAACCTCCGGATGCTCGAAGGCCTGGGCACGGCCCTGGCCAACAGCGGCAGCCTGGCGGGCACTGCGCACACCATGGGCGTCAACACGAGCTGGACCCCAGATGTGCCGAAGATGCCGGCGCTGGTCGCGATCGACAGCGGCAGCATGGTGCTGGACGGCACGACCAACGGCACGCTGACGCCCAACGCTGGCGGCCTGACGGCGCTGGCTGGCATCTACGGCGGCTCCGGCATCACGCTGGCGATGTGGATCAAGCCCCACCCCGGCAACGACGGGAGCCGCTACCCGGTGGCGCTTTCGAACGGCACAACCTTGCTGCGCGCGATCGCCGACGCGGCCGGCGTTGGCAACTTCCAATGGTCCAACGTGCGCGCCAGCGTCAGCAGCGCCGTGACCAACCAGATCGCCCGGCCGCGAGTTTCAAGCGTCGGCCAGTGGATGCGCCTGGGCGTCTCCGTCGACGTGATTAACGGCGTGATCGAAACCGCTCTCGATCGCGTGATCCAGACGCGCGACGTGAACGTGGCCCACGTCGCAGCCAACTGGTACGCCGGCAGCACGGTGGCCGACTTCCGCATCGGCGCGGGTGCCGGCAACGGAGCCAACAGTCAGTGGTTCGGCCGCGTGGCTGACGTCGCGATGTGGCGCCGGCCGTTCACGCGAGACGACTGGGCGGCCGACTTCCGCGGGGCCAGCCCCGTGGCCGACGTCCGCTGGAGATTCCGCAATGGCTTCGGCACGACCCTGGCGCCAAGCGAGGGCGCGATCTCCGCCAACCTTTCGGTCGGCACCGGCGTCGCCTGGAGCACGGAGAGCCCGCGCGCATGATCGCCCGCCAAGCCATTCGGTTGATGGTCCCGGCTGCTCGCGGCGGGCTGCTGCACGACCAGCAGATCTACCAGCCGTTCGCCCGTGTCACCGAGGCGGGTTACAGCTCCTGGGTCTACAAGGGCGGCCCGCGCCTGGCGGCCACCTACACCGGTGACTGGGACATTCCTCGGCTCTACCCCTTCATGACGCGCAGCCAGTGGCAGTTCGACACCGCCCACATGGCTGAGCAGCGCACGACGCTGCGCAACCTTCGCGTGGTCGGTGGCGTGGTCGGCGGGCTGGTGTCGCCGGCGACTCTGGCGCTCAACCCGGCGTTCGGCGTCAAGACCCTGTACGGGGCCAACTGCATCCCGGCTCTGGACGTGTTCGGGTATGCCGACTACGGCTCGGACGCCGACCGAAATCGGCAGCTGAGCTCCGTGGACCCGGCCCTGACCGAGAGCCAGCGCGGCACCGCCTACTGGCTGACGCAGGGCAACAGCGTCCACTATGACGACTTCACCACCTGCGCGACGCTCTGGTTCTACGGCGGCGGGTTCGGCAGCGACGTGGAACGCTCGTTCCAGGTGCCGAGCTATGGTGCGCTTCTGCGCGCCGCTTACGCCAATGACGCTGCGTACATCGCCGCCAGCGTTTCGCAGACCCGCGCCAACCACCCGGTCCATGACCAGGCCTGGCGCCGGCACATGCTGCGGTACTGCATGACGCATGCGCTCGAGCGAGTGCGGCCGATGCACCGCGCCGCCGGAATCGAGAGCAGCTACAACGGCTTCGCCGCCATCCCCAGCTCGTGGGCCGCGCTGTGCAACATGGCGGTGGGGGCGGCGGGTTTCGACAACCTGATCGTGGAGCTCAACCCTGCCGACACCGAGCCGGTGGCCGGCTACCAGTCGGGGCACGACCTGGCGGACACCACGCGGCTGTTGACATGGTTCGCGCGCGTGCAGCTGGCCTGCGCCAGTGTCAGGGCGTTCGGAGCGCGTGCCACGTTGGCGCCTTATCCCTACATCCGCGCCGTCCCGCCCAACACCCAGGGCGACCGGTTCAGCACCTTTGCCGTGGTGCCGCCGACATTCGACGACTTTCCGCCGATCGCAAGCACCTACACCGAGCCGGTCACCGTCGCGGCCAACTACCGGGCCACCTGCGCCTGGGCCCTGGCCAACGGGTGCATGCCCACGGTTCCCGTGCAGGTGTTCGACTACATCACCAACTTCCTCACCGGCTGGCAGGGAGGCAACCGCTGGCAGTGGACCGCAGATCCTGCGGACTTTGCGCCGCTGTTCGACTGGATCGGCATCCACCGCAGCCAGCTGCTCGACGGCTTCGACGTGCCGCCGCAGATTGCGCTGGCGGTGCCTGACCTCGACGAGCGGTATTCGAACTCGGTGAGCAACAGTGCCAGCAGCGCCACCAACTGCTGGGCGGGTGCCTATGAGGTGGACGTGGGGCCCGGCTGGGACATCAACCGGCTCAAGCGCTACAGCCGCGACATCATCACGCCACTGATGACTCGGCATCTGCCGTGGATGATGGCGCTGGTGGGCGAGGGTCTGGACGCGACTCGGACGTTGAGCCAGTACCCGCTGGCCGACATGGATCTGGTCGTCAAGACCGAGCCCGACGCCACCTTCACCGACAGCGGCGCGGCAATCCCGACCGGATCCAACGTGCAGGCGCGTGCCTGGCTCACGGGCACGAACCTGGATCCCCTGCGCACCGTCATCGTCAACGGCGCGACCGACGCGACCCGGCCCACGCTGGCCACCCTTCGCGCGCACCCGGATGGCCGCGTCGCCGTGCACCTGGTCAACACCAACAACTGCACGTATGGCACCGCGCCCTCGTACACCGGCGCCCAGGTCAACGCGCGGCAGTCAGCGCTGCGCCTGCGCGTGCGCATGGATGTGCTGGGCAACGTCAGCTCGGCGCAGTGGTTCGAGCCTGGCCAAGTCGGTGGGCGACCCGTGCGCATGGACCGTGAGCCGGGCTGGGTCGAGATCACGCTGCCTCCGCTGATGGACAACGCCATCGTGCTGCTGATGTAGCCAGAACACCAGGTCCTATCCGATGCGCCTTCTGTCCTACCCGACCACCAGCCCGGAGCCGGTCACCGCGGTCGAAGCACGACTGCGCTGCCGCATTGTCGACACCGCTCTGGACGGAGAGATCGACATCGCCATTTCGGCTGCGCGGGAGCAGGCGGAACAGATCACCGGTCGGTGGTACCGGGCTCAGACGCGGCGCGCGGAGTTCACCGAGTGGCCGGAAACATCGGTCATCGAGCTGCCGTGCTGGCAGCCCGAAACGGTGGTGATCAGCTACCGGTCAGCCGCCGCGCCAGCGGACTGGACGACGCTCAGCGCGTCCGCGTACAAGGCTGCCGCGTTGGACCGGCTGACCCGCATCCAGCTCGTGCCCGGCCAGAACTGGCCGGAGCTTGCGGGCGAAGAGTGGGGGCCGCGCGTGCGCATCGACGTCAGCGTTCTGGCCGCCAGCCCCATGCCCACCAGCGTGCGCACCTTCGTTCTGGCGTGCGTGGCGGCCTGGATCGACGAGCCGGGCGCGCTGCTTGACGGTCGCCTGCAGGCCAATCCGCTCCACGAGCGGCTGCTGGACGGGGAGCGACTCTGGTGCTGATGACGTCACGCCTTCGCGAGCAGATCACCCTGCAGCGTCGAACCGTCGGCCGCGACGACCGCGGCCAGGCGCTGGAGACCTGGCTGGATGTCGAAACGGTCTTTGCCGCAGCAGAGCCTCTGCGCGGTCGTGACTACTTCGCGGCCGGTCAGATGCAGGCATCGCTGGTGGCCAAGTTCACCATCCGCTTCCGCACCGACGTGCAGGCTTCGTGGCGAGTGCTGTGGCGCGGCGAGGCCTACGAGGTGCAGGGCCCTCCGATCGACGTCCGCGGCCAGCGAGAGGTACTCGAGCTGATGTGCTCCAGCGGCACCGGAGACGCACGATGATCAGCGCGACCATTCGCGGCCTGCCCGACCTGAAGCAGGCGCTGTCGGAGATCCCGGCCAAGTTGCGCAAGAAGGCCCTGCGCAACGCGCTGGCCGCCGGCGCTCGCGTGGTGCGCAACGACGCACGTCGGCTCGCGCCAGTGATTTCTGCCACCGACTCCGCCGTGCGGCGCGGCGTGCGTGCGCCGGGTACTCTGCGCAGCGCAATCTCCGTGCGCACCAGCAAGATCGCGCGGCGCAAGGGCGACGTGGGCGTGTTCGTGAACGTCCGCCCGGCCCCAAAGGCCGCGCGCGGTGCTAGGTCGCCGAGAGATCCCTTCTACTGGCGCTTCGTCGAGTTCGGCACGTCCAGCGCCGCTCCGCGCCCGTTCCTGCAGCCCGCCGCACAGCGCCTGGCTCAAGCGCTGGAGATCTTCAAGGCCAAGATCGGCCCGGCGATCGCCAAGCTGAACCGGCCGCGCGCTCCGGCGCCGGACATCACGCCATGAGCGCCGAGTCGGACTGCATCGCCCTGCTGCGGGCGCACGCTGGCCTGGCCGCTTTGGTGGCCGACCGCATCGCGCAGAACGCAACGCTGGCCGACGACGAGCCGCCGTTCGTCGTCTTGTCGGCGCGGCACGACTACACGCTCAACCTGCTGGGCCAGGTGATCGCCGATGCGGCGACGCTTTCGATCCAGTGCTGGGCGCGCACCGCAACGCAAGCCACGCAGGTGGCGGATCAGGTCGCCGCGGCGCTGGCGACGGCGCCTGTCGCTCGTGGGGTGGCGGTCACCGACCGCACCACTGCGTTCGATTCCGAGGCTGGTCTCGACGGCGAGCAGCTCACGGTGGAGTGGTGGGCCTGAGTCCACACGCCACCCGTCACGTCCAAGGCCCGCCGCGTGCGGGCCTTGTTGTTTCCGGCAACTGCCGGCCCCGCGGCCGGTCATCTCAGCACTGAAAGGAGCCAGAAATGGCAGCAGGCGATCTCATCATTGGCCGCGGCGTTCGCGTCGAGGTCGGTCTCACGGAAGGCTCGGCCATCACGGTTTCGGGCGTCACCCAGGCCAATCCTGGCGTTGCCACGGCCACCGCGCACGGCCTGACGGCCAAGTCGGTGGGCTACATGACCCAGGTGACCGGCATGGTCAACCTGGACGGCCAAGCCGTGCGCGTGCTCTCGCCCGCGACCAACACCTTCTCGCTCGAGGACATCGACACCACGCTGTTCCCGGCCTACACCGGCGGCAACTACATCCCCATCACCGCCTGGGCCACCCTGGCATCGGCCACCAGCATCGCCGAGGGCGGCGGCGAGGGCGAAAAGCTCAACGTCACGCGGCTGATCGACAACATCCGGCAGGAGCGCAATGGCCTGCTGGCAGCCGAGACGGTGACGATCAACCTGCTGGCCGAGAGTCTGGCCAGCCAGGCGCTGCAGCTCGTGCGGCGCGCCGCGCGAAACAGCACGCTGCTGGTGTTCCGCGTCACCTGGTCCAACGGCGACGTGGCCATCTTCCGCGGCGAGCCCAGCAAGCCCGGCCGCGACGTGCAGCAGGGCCAGGCCGGAACCGGCAGCATCAGCGTCACGGTCAAGGGCTTCATCATCGAAGGTGCCGCGTGACCAGTCTGGTGCTCAAGCAGCTCCGCGAGCAGCGCCGCCACTGGGTGGAGCTGCGGCCGGCTGTCGGCGAGAACCCGGCGCAAGAGGTGTGCTTTCGGCGCCCGCTGGAGGCGGAGCTGCACCGCTTCACGGCCGGCGTCACGGTCGACCACGTGTGCGAGTACGTGGAGGACTGGCGCGGCTTCACCGAGGCCGATCTTCTCGGCCCGGCCATTGGCGCGAGTGACTCGGTGCCGTTCGACCCCGAACTCTGGGCCGCGTGGGTGCGCGATCACGTGGCGATGGTCCGCAAGATCGCAGAAGCCATCGCCGAGCAAATCTCAGCGCACCTCAAGCGCACCGAGGAAGCCGCAAAAAACTGACGGCCCTGCTGGATGCCGCCGCGCCCGGTGTCCAGATCAGGGGCGAAACCGCGCAAGCCAACCAAGATGAGTTCATTGCATTCGCGGCCTGGAGGCTGCTGGCCAACGGCCAGGGCGGCATCGAGTGGGCCGGGCTCGATGTCGTCGTGGCGCTGCTCGGCGTGTGCGATGTCGATGGGCTGGTGCGCCGCCTCGGCGTGATCCGAAACCACCGCCCACCGCAGCACAACGGCATGGCCTGACACCAAGGACTTCAACCCGTGGCACTCGCAACCCTGTCTATTGATCTGGTCGCCCAGCTGGCGCAGCTGCAGCAGGGCATGGATCGCGCGGGCCGAATCGCCCAGAAGACGGCCGCCGACATCGAGTCGCGGTACCAGCGGCTGTCTGGCCTGGCGACCAGCGTCGGGTCTGCGCTGGCCGGCGCACTGTCGGTGGCGGGGCTTTCGACCTTCTTCAGGGCGACGGTCGACGGGTTGGATTCGCTGAACGATCTGGCAGATGCCACGGGCGCAACCGTCGAGAGCTTGTCGGCGCTGGAGGACGTTGCGGCCCGCACGGGCACCACCATCGACGTGGCGGGCGCGGCGCTGCTGAAGCTGAACAAGGTGCTTCAGGAGGCGCAGCCCGGCTCGCCGCTGGAGCAGTCGCTGAAGGGCATCGGCCTGTCTGCCGCTGAACTGCGCCGGGAAGACCCGACGCAGGCCCTGCAGTCGGTGGCCAAGGCGCTGAGCGGGTACGCCGACGACGCCAACAAGGCCCGGCTCGTGCAGGAACTCTTCGGCAAGAGCGTGCGAGAGGTCGCGCCGCTGCTGAAGGACCTGGCAGAAAACGGCGCCGGCGTGGCCACTGTCACTGCCGCGCAGGCGGCCGAGGCCGAGAAGTTCAACAAGGAGCTGGCCGCGCTGAGCAAGAACGCCACCGACGTGGGGCGCAGCTTCGTCAGCGCTCTGCTGCCGGCGCTCAATGAGGTGGCGGTGCGCATCAAGGCCGCCCGCGGCCTGAACTTCGGCGACTTCATCACCGGCAAGGGCTTCTTCGACGCCGCAGACGGTGTGCGCTTCTACACCCAGGAACTGTCCAAACTGGAAGCGCAGCAGAAGAATTCACGGGGCCTGTTCGGATCGGCGCAGGACGAGGTGTTCGCCAAGCAGCGCGAGCGCCTCACCCGTTTGCTGGACTTCTACAAGGACGTGTCTCAGCAGCTCGCCGAACCTGTTGCGGCACTGGATCCAGCCTTCCAACCGCGCACGGGCAGGCCCTCGGTCAAAGGTCCTGGCATTGAGCTCGATCCGCAGGGCAAGGACAAGGCGTCCAGGCCAGCGCTCGACAAGCCCCAGCAGCCCGCGTTTGCCAAGATCGACGACGTCACCGAGAAGGCGCTCAAGCGGCTGACAGAGACCGACGCCCAGAAGATCGCCGAGCTGCGGCTCGAGCTGCAGGCGCTGATCGAGCTTCGGCAGGCGGGCGGCGGCGGATCGATCGACGAAGCAATCCTCGACATCGAAGAGGCGCTGCAGGCGCTCTCTCCCGCCGCCAAGCAGGCCTCTGCCGACAAGGCCCGGCTGGACGCCATCCTGGCGCAGACGCCGACCGGGCAGCTGCAGGAGGTCACCGCGGAGGTCGAGCTGCTGAACCGGGCCTTCAGCGATGGCCGTATCGGCGCCGAGCAGTGGGCCGAAGGTGTGCGCGTGGTCGTCAAGCGGCTGGGCGAGGACGCCGTCGAGCCGATCCAGCAACTCAGCGAGTTCGCCAAGCAGGCGCAGGCCAGCATCCAGGACTCTCTGGGCAGCACGCTGGAGCGCCTGTTGGCGGGCAACTTCGCGAGCATCGGCGAGCTCTGGCGCCAGACCCTGCAGCGCATGATTGCGCAGGCCGCTGCCGCCCAGCTGAACGAGTACCTCTTCGGTGGCGGCAAGAGCAACAACGCTGGCGCCTTGACGGGTTTCCTGGCCGGTCTGTTTGGCGGCGCGCGCGCCACCGGTGGCGGCACCGCGCCGGGGCGCGTCTACAGCGTCAACGAGTACGGCGGCCCCGGCGAGATGTTCCGATCTGGCGGCAAGGACTACTTGCTCAGCCGCCAGAGCGGCCGCGTCGAGCCGGTGCAGAACGCCGGATCCGGCGCGGGTGGCGGCGCCACGTACATCCTCAACTTCAATGGCAATGTCGGCCGCGGCGCAGACGGCGACGTCGAGCGGGCGCTGCGCGAGTTCGAGCGCGGGCGCCAGCGCAACCTGGCACTGGGCCTGGGAGGCTGACCATGGCGACACGAGACTGGCCTGCCGGCCCGCAGTGGGAGCCTCAGACATTGACCTGGGGGGCGCGCGTGCCCACCAGCGGCTGGGCGGGCTTCTACGGCGGCCAGCGCCAGCGCGTGGCGCACCTTGGCCACCGCCAGGTCGTGACCGTGACCCTGCCGGCTTGGCGCGACGCCGCCCAGGCTGCCGCGCGGGAGGCCTGGTTGCAGTCGCTGGTGGCCAGTGGCGACCTTGTCCGCCTGCGACCCTGGCACCGCAGCGTGCCCCTGGGCAACGCCCGCGGCAGCATGACCCTCGGCGCCAGCGCCGCGGCCGGCGCGTCCTCGGTGTCTGTCATCGGTGCGGCGCCCGCGCCGAACATGCTGCTGGGCGGCAGCTTCGAGGTCGACACCGATGCCAACGGTCGCTCAGACCACATGCATTCGTACATCACTGGGTCGACCGGCGCGGTCACGTTCGAGGCCGGTCCGCCTCTGCCAGGCGCGACCGGACTGCGGTCGCAGCGCATCACGGCCGCCGCTCTGGGCACCTCATCCGGCGACGCCATTGGAGTCCGGCAGGACGCGGCCGGCATCATCCCTGGGCGGCCTTACAGCATGGCCGTGTCGGTTTTGTCGGCCACGGCGTGCGGCCTTCGCCTGTACTGGGACTGGATGGCTGCCGATGGCACCACAGTGCTCAGCAATGCCCAGACAACGGTCACCGCCCCGCTCAGCGCGGCGCGGCTGACGCACACCGCAACGGCGCCCAGCAACGCTGCCAGCGTGCGCGCCTATGTCTGGGCCCAGGCCAACCCGGCGACTGGCATCGCCCAGATCAACCTCGACGACTGGCAGTTTGAGCAAAGCGCGGCGGCGAGCGCGTTCGCGGGCTCAGCGTCGCTGGCTGCGGGTGACTTTCTGGGCGTGGTGGGCGGCCAGTTGCTGCAAGCTGGGTCGGCCGTGGCGTTCACGGACGCCGGCGCTGCCACGGTGCCGCTGGTGCTGCCGCTGCGGCGCTCGGTGACCTCCGGCACGGCCCTGTCCTGGAACTCGCCGACGTCAACCTTCGAGCTTGCGGCTGCAGAGCTTGCGGCGGCGTACACGCCCGGCCTGGTGCAGCAGCCGCTCGAGCTGACCTTGGTCGAGGCTTTCTGACGTGCGCACGCTGAACGCAGGCGGCCAGGCGCTGCTCGACCGAGCGCTTGCCGGTGAGCAGATCCCCATGGCGCAGCTGGTCGAGATCCTCTACACCCCGGCGCCGCAGCGGCTCACGGCTGCGGGCGTGCCCATCGTCTTCGGCGGGTACACGTGGCAGCCGGACATCGTGGGCGCATCAGCGATCGCGCACGACGGCACAGGGCTGCCGAGCCTTGAGATCGTGCTGCCGGGCGCGACAGAGGCGCAGATCGCGCTGGGGCTGGACGACGCGATCGAAGGCGCGGCCGTGCGCGTGCTGGAGGGCTTCGTTGACCCCGACACCGGTGCGATGCCTGACGCCTTGGAGCTTTGGCGCGGCACCGTCGCCACGCGTGAGATCGTCGACGGTCCCAGCGCGACCGTGACGCTGCGCTGCGAGCACCGCGGCGTGCGCGCGCTGCGCCGAAAGCCGACGCGCTACACCAACGAGCAGCAGCAGCGGCTGTACGCGGGAGATACCTCGCTCGACGTCGACCCGATGACCGACGCGCCACCGCTGGTGTGGCCGGCCGCGGCCTACTTCAGGCAGCCGGAATGACGCCATGAGCTTCATCGGTTCGCTGTTCCAACTGGCCGGGACGTTTCTCGGCAACCCGTACCTGATCGCCATTGGCATCGGGCTGAACGCAAACGACCAGAAGCGTCAACAGCGCCGGCTGCGTCGCGAACAGATCCGGAAGTTCAACGAGTCGCAGGTCGACCGGCTCGAGATGGTCGACCTGCTGCCGGATGCGCCGCGCACTCTGGTGCTGGGCCGCGTCCGGGCGGTCGAGGGCGTCAGGCGGCGGTGGGTGAGCGGCACAAACAGCGAGCGGCTCACGATGATCGTGTCCCTGGCCGGGCACGAGATCGACGCCATCGAGGGCTGGTACCTGGACGACCAGCCTGTCACGCTGGACGGCTCCGGCTGGGTCACCACCCCGCGCTGGCGCAAGGCCAACAGCGAGGCCGCCACGGTGCTGGGCACTTTGTCGGGCGCTGGCACGGCGACCGTTTCCCTGCCTTCGAACTACCTGGCAGGCACGGCCAAAGCGGTGCAGATCGTCGGTGCGGGCACGGATGGCGAAATGGCGGTGCCGGTGACCGCAAGCGTCGCCGCGTTGACCGTCAGCGTCAGCGGGGGCAGCCCGGACCTGCCATACCGTGTGAGTTACGACACGGACACCAGCACAGCGCTCGTCCGGATCCGGCCTTACCTTGGCACCGCCGCCCAGAACGTCGGCGCCGATCTGGCTGCCGAGTACCCCGGCGAGATCACCAGCACGGACCGGTTCGCGGGCATCGCGCTGGCTGTGGTCGATGTGCTTTACGACCCGGACGTCTTCCCGCAAGGGCGCCCGAACGTCACCGCAGTGATGCGCGGCGCCAAGTGCTACGACCCGCGGCTGGACAGCACCGTCCCCGGCGGCAGCGGAGCGCACCGGATCGACAACGCCGCGACATGGGCTTGGACGGACAACGCCGCCGTGTGCACGCTGCGGTATGCGCTGTGGCCCAACGGAATGGCGTTGACAGGGCCCGATCTGCGGCTGAGCGACTGGGTGGCCGCTGGCAACAGCAGCGACATCAGCACGGACTTCGCGCTGCGCATGCCCGACGACGGACTCAGCACGGTGACGCTGCCGCGGTACCGCTGCCACCACGTCATCAGCAGCGACGCGGAGCCTGCGATGGTGCTGGACGACCTGATGGAGGCCATGGCCGGCCGGCAGGGGTGGGCCGGCGGAGTGTGGCGCGTGCGTGCCGGCGCGCTGGCCAGCACGGCCGCCACGATGACGGGAGACTGGATCGCCCAGCCGCTGGACGAGTCCGGCCGCCCGGGCACGGAGCCGCCGGTGCGCATCGAGGTCGGCCAGCCGCCTGAAGTGGCGTGCAACCGCGTCGTGGGCAAATGCATTGACGCCAGCCAGCGATACCAGATGCTGCCGTTCCCCGCCGTTGGAGACTCGGTGCTCATTGCTGCGCAGGGCGAGTACCTGCGCCAGGTCGAGTACCCGGCCGTGTCGCACATCGCGCACGCGCAGCACCTGGCCAGCATCGAGATCCGGCAGGCCCAGGCGAGCCTCACCGCGCAGTGGCTGTGCAACCTGCACGCGTACCGACTCGAGCTGTGGGACGTGATGGCCATCGCCATCCCACGCCTGATGACGGGCGTCACGCACGAGGTGACGTCCTGGCAGTGGAGCCCTTCTGGCGGCGTGCAGCTGACGACCGCTGAGGTCAGCGCCTTGCTCTGGAGTCCGCTGTCCGAGCTGACCGGGCGCGACCCGGCGCCGAATGGCGCGATCCGCGACCCCTCGGCGGTGCCGACGCTGGCGGGCTTGGCGGTCACCAGCGGCGGCGCCACTCTGCTGGACAACAGCATCCTGTCGCGCGTGCTGGTGACCTGGACGGCGGTCGCCGACGCCAGTATCCGCGCCAGCGGCCGCGTCGAAGTTCAGTACTGGCCGCTCGACGAAGCGCTGCCGGCTGGCGACTGGCTGATCTGGGAGGAGCAGGGCGGCAGCAGCCGCGCCCTGATCCCGGGGCTGCGAGGTGGCCGCGCCTATCTGTTCCGCGCGCGCTTCGTACAGGGGAGCCCTTACGTGCGCGGTCGGTGGTCAGCGACGGCACTGCATGTCGTCGCAATGCGTCGTGGGCCGAAGACCTTCCGCCAGGCCGGCGCCCCGGCGGATGCGGATGTGCTGGACGGCGACGAGTGGATCGACAGCGACGATGGAGAGCGGCGATACCTGCGGGTCAGTGGCGTGTGGCAGGACACCCGGCCGGGGACCGGTGGGATCGCGCCCGGCGCAGCGACAGAGATCGTCTTCGACGACCACGACTTTGCAGGCGCGACCGTCGGCACGGGGACGATTACTCAACGCACAGTTCTCTACACGCCGCCCGCAGCGTGCACGATTGAGGTCACCGGACACCTCACCGCCACCAATGTGATCGGCGATTCGGGCAACCGGCTGGGCTGGGGTGTGACCCCCTCGGGCGGCAGCCGCACAGAGCTGTCCAACGCGCCGCTGTCCACGACAGCCGCTCAACTGCTGCCAGTGAGCTACAGCTTCGCAGCCTCGGCTGGGGTGGAGTTGTCGTTTCAGCTCGTGTCGGAACGTGCTGGAGGCAATCCCGCCATCGCAATGTTCCGGTCATATCTGCGCATCACTGCGATCAAACGCTGAAAGGAGCCCTGCGATGTTCGAAGTCCTGCTCACCCTGGCCGGCGCTGCCGGTGGCGTGGCGTTCACCTGCTACCGCCTGCGCGGCGACCGCACGATGGTGCAGACGGTGCGCGAGGTCGTCCCATTCCTGGCCGGTCCACGGCCGCGCGTGCCGCGATGACGCGGATCCAGGACGCCCGGCTGGCCTGCGGCTTGCTGGCCGTGGTCGGGCTCGGGCATTTCGGGTGGTGGCTGGCGCCGCTGACCGCCGAGGCTGACGTGTGGAACGTCGGCGCCAACGTCACCCTGGCGACCATGGCGACGCTGGCCGCTGTGGGCACGTACCTGGGTGGCCGGATGGTCAGGCTGGCCTGCCTGCTGGCGGTGTGCCTGGCGCTCAGTGAGGCCGGCTGCTCGCTGGCCTGGCTGGTGCATCCCTGGGAGGTCCAGCCCGGGCAGCCGCAGTGCAGCGCGCTGCTGGGTGTGCCGCTGGGCCTGGTGGGGCTGTGGCTGCTGACGGTGTGCGTCGCCGTCGCGGCGGGGAGGGCGTCATGACGGTCCCGGCTCACGATTTCGTCGCCGTGGCGGTGGCGGTCGCAGCGGTGCTGATTGGCCCCCAGCTCGCAGAGGCGGTCGGCACCTACGCCGTCATCCTGTTTGCCTGGATCGGCGGTGCGATGGTCGGCTGCTATCGCCGCCAGCCGGAGTCGCGGCGGCGGGTCCTGCTGTTCCTGGCCAGCAGTTTGGTGGTCACCATGGGCCTGACGGTGACGCTGGCGAGCATCGTCGCCGGCGTGGTGCCATCCTGGGTCCCCGCTGGCGGGGCGAAGCACCTGTTCTTTCCCATTGCGGTGGCCATCCCGATGTTCTGGCACGACTGGCCTGAATGGGGGCGCACCGCCATACAGGCCATCGTGCGGCGCCGATTCGGCGGAGGTGAGCAATGACCGCGGTCGTCGATGCGCTGGCGGTGGTCCTGGGCCTTGTGGCCCTGTGGTCCGTGCTGTGCCGGATCAACCACATGCAGCGAGGCGTGACGGACCCGGTGGTCTTTTGGCAGCACTTCGCGCTCGGGCTCGGCGTGGCCGGCCTGCTGGTCCTGCCGCCCCCGTGGGGGCGATTGGCGCTGGTGGCTGGGCTGATGGCATTCCTGCTCGCGGGTGGCTACAGGTGGCGCCACGGTGCGCCGGAAGGGATCAAGCGATGATCGTGACGGCACAGGCACTGATCGCCGCCGGCATTGCGCCGGCTACTGCGCGGCTCTTCAGTGCTCCGCTGGCCGCGGCCTGCGAGCGATTCGAGATCAACACTCGCGCGCGGTTGGCGGGGTTTGTCGCGCAGTGCCGCGTGGAGTCCCGGGACTTCACCGCGCTGCAGGAGGACCTGACGTATCGCGACCCTGACCGCATCCGTCGAGTCTTCCCGTCTCGCGTGCCCGACTTGATGGTGGCCGCCACGCTTGTCAACAACCCGCAGCGCCTGGCCAACCGGGTGTATTCGCTGCGACTGGGCAATGGCGACGAGCGCAGCGGCGACGGCTGGCGCTACCGCGGCCGCGGCTTGAAGCAGCTGACCGGCAAGGACAACTACACCGACGCTGCGGAAGCTCTCGGCCGGCCTTACGTCGACCAGCCCGAGCTCGTGGCAGAGCCGCAGGATGCCTGCCTGACCGCGGCCTGGTTCTGGCACAGCAACAAGTGCAATCTGCTGGCCGACCGGCAGGAGTGGGACTCGATCACCCGGGTGGTCAACGGCCCGGGCATGCTTGAGAAGGACCGGCGGCGCCAGCTCAGCGAGCGTGGCCTGGCTGCGTTGGCGTGACCGCATGGATCGCAACCGCTGTGCTGCTGGCCGCTGTCGTGGCCGCATTCACCGCCGGCTGGCAGGCCCAGGGCTGGCGCTGGCGTGCGGCGGACGCCGACCGGCTGGAGACGCAGCGTGAATCCGAGCGTATTGCCGCGCGCGTCCTCGACCAGGCGGCGGGCGCCCACGAGGTCGAGCGAGCGGCCATCCGCATCCAGCGCGAGGTCGTCACCCGCGAGGTCGACCGCATTGTCGATCGTCCGGTCTACCGCGATGGCGTGTGCCTGGATGCTGACGGCCTGCGCCTCGTCGCCACCGCAGCCGGCGCCGGCAGTGCTGCCAGCCAGCCTGCGCCAGGCCTGCCCGCCTCTGACGCCGCCCGCTGATGGATCCGGAGCGGCTGTGCTGCGCACCCTGGTCGACTGGGCTGCGCTGTACCGCGAGTGTGCCGATCGGCATCGGCGGGCGGTCGAAGCCGTCGCCGGAGACGGCGCAGCTGGCCCGTTGACCCCCAACCCTTGATCAAGCTACCAGACGAAGACCATGCCGACCGACAACACCCGACTGAACCCAGGCGAAGGCGGCGATCTGTCGCGGACGACCCAGCGCGTCGACGACGGACCCAAGACGCAGGTGATGCAGATGGACGTCGGCGGCGGCGGGCCGACCGAGAAACTGCTTGGCGATGCAAACCCCATGCCGGTGAGCGCGGCCAGTTTGCCGCTGCCGACCGGTGCCGCGACGGAGACGACCGCACTTGCCGTGGCCTCAGGGCTGGGGGCGCCTGCCGATGCAGCGGCCGGCAGCGATACGGGCACCGCCGGGGTCGTGGCGCTGTTCAAGCGGGCGCTGCAGAACTGGACGACGCTCCTGGCCAGAATCCCGGCGCTGGTCGGCGGCCGCATGCCGGTCGACGGCAGCGGCGTGACGCAACCGGTCTCTGGGCCGGTGACCGACGCGCAGCTGCGGGCGGCTGCAGTGCCTGTGAGTGGGCCCGTCACCGATGCGCAGCTGCGGGCTGCGGCGGTGCCTGTGTCTGGGCCGGTCACCGATGCGCAGTTGCGGGCCGATCCAGTCCCGAGTCGGTTGTCTGCGTACAACTACCCCATCAGCACCGCCAACAGCAGCACCACGCAACTCGCGGCCGGCGCGTCTTTCACGGGTGACATCGAGGCGCCGCAGGACCAGCCCTCGCTTTCGATCCTGATGACGAGCGACCAGCCGATGACGGTCACGGTGCGGCAGTTCATCGACCTGGCGGGCACCTTCGCCGTGCCGGACATCGTCTTCTACGTGCCGGCCAGCGCGAACTTTGCCCGATCGTTGACCATCAACGGCAACTTCCTGCGGGTTATCGCACAGAACACAGGCGCGGCGACCACGACGACCTTCAACCTGAACTGCGCTTTCGGCTCGCTGGGCGACTCTGACTCCACGGGCACCCAGCCGGTGACGGAGTTGCCGCTGGTCCTGACTGGCGCCGCCGCGCAGACGGCCGTGGTCAACAACATCCTGGCGCCGACCGCTGGCGCGGCCGGCTTAAGCGTCGCGGGCTACCGCGCCGCGTCGGTGCAGGTGGTGTCGACCGGGACCGGTGGGACGTTCATTTTCGAGCAGAGCAACGACGGGACTAGCTGGGTCGCGCTGCCGGTGTTCAACGCGGCGCTGGTGACAGGCGTTCCCATCACGGCGGCCATCACTGCATCTGCTTCTCAGATCGTCTACACGTTCCCTATTCGCTGCAACTTCCTGCGCCTGCGCATCGCCACGACGATCACAGGTGGCTCGATCCGGGCGTTCAGCCGGCTGAGTACCGAGCCGTGGACTGGCGCAGCGCAGCTTGTCGCCAGCAACACCGCGGCCAACCTGCTGGCGCAGGTTTCGGGATCGTTGACCGCAACGTTGGCCGCCGCGACGGTGCGAGCAGGCTTCCTGGCCGGTGCTGGCATCTGGTACGACGACACCAGCACGGCGCTGGGCGCGGGCGCCACGTTCACCGGCACCAGCCGGGACGCCACAGTCACCGCGACTGCGACCGCTTTTGCCAACGCGGCGACCTATGCGCAGGAGGTTTCGCTCTCCGCCGAGCAAGACGTGACCTTCACACTCGCGCTGGAGGTAAGCCGAGACAACACCAACTGGCGCCGAGTCAAAGCTGTGGCCGCGTCCGCGGTGACTGGTGGAGCTCATTACGCGGAGATCGTCCACCGGCCGAGCTGGCGTTACTGGCGCCTCCTGGTCGTCAACGGCGCCGGCGCCGCAGCGCGCACCACAGCCGGTTCTATCGCAAAGGCCATCTGATGATCCCCGACACCTTCAACCCTAGCATCGCCCACATTCGACACGGCGAGCATGTGTTCCAAGTGCTCAACGCTGATGGCACGGACTGGGACGAGGCAGCCACCCGGGCCGAGTACCAGGCGTGGCTGGCCACGGGCGGCTGAAGTGGCGGGCGGTGTCTTTGTTGTCTGACCGGCTGCCATGCTGCTCTTCCAGCTCAACCTCCAGCCGCGTGCGATCACGCCGACGCCGGCCTCGCGTCGGCAGCTGGTCGCTGCCGATCAGCGGCGCTTGGCTGTGGCCGCCGAAACTCGCCGGCTTTCGGCGTCGACCGACCTGCGGCGCGTCACGGTCCCGACCGACCTCAGAACCGCTGCCGTCGCGGCCAACGCGCGGCGCCTGGCGGTGCCGAAACCCTGAAAGACACCCATGACCACCAATCCCAAGCAGATCCGGCCCGGCGCCGAGCTGGACTATGTCGTCGACTGGGCCGCTACGCCGCAAGAGCAGGGCCCGTGGCTGGCCGATGGCGAATCGATCACCTCGCACACCGTCACGGTCGAGGGGCCGTTCGAACGGATGAGCGACAGCCGATCAGGCGGCAGCGTCACGGCGTGGGTGCGATGCCAGACCACTGCCGTACTCGGGTCCCGCGGTCGCGTAATCGTGTCGATCGTGACCAACCAGGCGCGCAAGGACTCTCGGGCGATAGAGCTGCAGGTCGTGCGCTGAGTGCTACGGCTGGTGCTACCGAGGCTGCCGCTCCATAGGTAAGCCGGTCCCCTGAACTACGGCGGGAAGGGCCTGCGGTCGCTGTTTTCAGGACTCCCGCCACCTCCTGTGGCATCCTGACGCATCACGGGCAATCACGACCCGGGTGCTACAGGACTGCTACAGGAGTGCTACGGCCATGGCGTCGATCATACCCATCGGTGGCAAGTGGCGGGCGCAGGTGCGCCGCAGGGGCCATCGTGCAATGACGCGCACCTTCGACACTCGCCGGGAGGCTGAGGCCTGGGCCCGGCGGGTTGAGTCCGGGATCGAGCAGGGCGCCGCGGCGCTTGATGCCGACGAGATGACAGTCGCCGACCTGCTGCGCAGATACCGCGACATGCGCGCGGACCTGGGGCGGGCGGTCGCCTCAGCGTCCAACACCCACTACATGCTGCAGCACCTCGAGGAGGACCTCGGCGTGAAGCGCGTTCGCGATCTGGACCCGCAGTCGCTTGCCCGCTGGGCGCGAATGCGGCAGGAGCAAGGGGCTGGCGGGTACACCATCAACATGGAGCTGTCCGCCCTGGGCACCGCGATCCGACACACGGCCGCCTACTTGCGCATTACTCTGCCGGACGTGGTCGGCCTGGCGCGGCCGATCCTGCACTACGGTCAGCTGATCAGCGGCGGCGAGCGGCGGACGCGCCGACCGACAGAGGACGAGCTGGCCCGGCTGCTGGTCGACCTCGACGCGCGGCAGCCGGTGGTCGCCGACGCGGTAAGGGTGGCTGCAGTGACGGGGCTGCGTCGTGGCGAGCTCGCGCGCATCGCCTGGGAGGACCTCGACGAGCTGCGCCGTGCCGTCCTGGTGCGGCAGCGCAAGCACCCGCGGCGCATCGAAGCGCGCGACGAATGGGTGCCTTTGCTGGGCGATGCCTGGGAAGTCGTGCAGCGCCAGCCCAGGCGCCCGCGCGAGCCGCGCATCTTCCCAGTCGCGCCGGAGACCCTGACCGATAACGTCACCGCGGCGACGCGAGCGCTCGGCATCCCCGACCTCCGCCTGCATGACATGCGGCGGGAGGCTACGTCGCGTCTGCGGGAGCTGGGCTTCGACGCCGACGCCCGGAAGGCCGTGACGGGTCACCGGTCGGACGAGGTTCACTCTCGCTATGTGGCGGTGTCTCTGGAGTCCCTTCACGAGCAGTACGCCGCTGCTCAGCCAGGTACAGAGCCACGTCCTGCACGTCGGCGCGCAGCTCGCGGCCGTCGAGCCTGAGCCACGCGAACTCGCCCGCGGTGCGGCGGTTTCGGATCGTGCCGGCGGCGATGCCGATCTGATCCGCGACCTCGTCGAGGGTCATGGTCAGCCGGCCGTAGCGCTCGGCCAGGAACATGGCCTGCCAGAGGCTCATGGGAGTGCGTCCAGCGGGCTGACCACGCCGCGGCCGCCCTGGCTGGCCGGCAGGACGTGGGTGTAGATCATGGTCGTCTCGACGTCGGCATGGCCCAGCAGGGTTTGGATGCTTCGGATGTCATAGCCGGCCTGCAGCAGGTGCGTCGCGAAGCTGTGGCGCAGCGTGTGCGGCGTCGCGCGCTTGCCGATGCGGGCCTTGGCCACCGCCCGGGCCATCAAGCGCTGGATGCCGTCCTCGTGCAGGTGATGCCTGCGGATCGCGCCGGTCCTGGGGCAGGTGCAGTAAGCCGGCGTCGAGAACAGGAACTGCCAGCCCAGCTGCCTCGGGGCCTGTGGGTACTTGCGATGCAGCGCGTGCGGCAGCTCCACGTCGGCGTGGCCGGTGGCCTGGTCGATGACGTGCCAAGCCTCGCGCTGGCGCAGGGTCTCGCGGAGCTGCGCATCAAGGGTCCGCGGCAGCATGACGGTGCGGTCCTTGTCCCCCTTGCCTCCGCGCACGGTGATGCTGCCGGTCGCGAAGTCGACGTCGTGAACTCGGATCCTTAGCGCTTCCATCAGCCGCAGGCCCGTGCCGTACATCAGGCGCAGCACCAGGCCTCGCGGGCAGGCATCGGGGATCTGCTGCCACAGGCGCGCGACCTCGTCCCGCGTCAGCACGACCGGCAGGCGTTGCGGCTGCTTGGCGCGCACGATGCCGTCGATGAAAGGCAGGTCGATCTCCAGCACCTTCTGGTACAGGAAGAGGAGCGCCGCCAGCGCCTGGCGCTGCGTGCTGGCCGAGACGTCGCGATCGGTGGCCAGATAGCTGAGGAACTGCTGGATCTCTGCGGCGCCCATCTCCGCCGGGTGGCGCTTGCCTGCCCAGCGCACAAACTGGGCCGCCCAGCGCCAGTAGGCCTGCTCGGTGCAGCGGCTGTAGTGCCGCACGCGGATCGCGGCGATGACCTGCTGGTGCAGGTAGCCCGGCTGGCCAGGAGCGATGCCGCCGAGCTCGCGCTGAGGAGCCGGCGACTGGGTGCGTGCCGGCGCCTCGCGCAGTAGCGGCGCGCTGCGGCGCGTAACGTTCGCTTCCGAGGTGGGCATGGGGTGCTGCCGGTGTTACGCCGCAGGTTTCGCGGTCGAATTCAAGTTCGGCTTCACTAATACCCCGCGCTCAAGCAGCGAAGAGGTCTTCGGTCTTTGCGGTGGCGGCCGCAAGATTGGCCGCAGCCTGCGCGTAGTAGCTGGCTTTCAGTTCGGCGCCGACAAAGCGCCGGCCCATTTCCAGCGCCACATAGCCCTCGCTGCCAATGCCCATGAATGGCGACAGCACAATGTCGCCCGGGTTCGTCCAAAGCATCACGCCACGCCGGATCACGTCAAGCTGAAGCGGGCAGATGTGGCGCTCGTCGTCGTGCTCACGCGCGCTGCGGAATTGCAAAGTGTCGCTCGGGTTGATGTCCATCCATACCGGGCTCGCCACCTTCTGCCACAAGTCCACAGGGAACTCGGCGCCGTGCGTCACGCGGTCTTCTTGCTCGCCTGGGTTGCGCACCGTGATGAGGTAGTCAGGAATGCCCATCCTGCACATCGCAGAGTTTTCGCGCACGCTCTTGTGCAGCAGGCCCAGCGCCTTGGTGCGCTGCATCGCGGTCACCGGGTCTTTCCAGATCGTCACCTTGGCATGGAAGATGAATCCATGACGCTGGAACGCCCGCAGCAGATCGCCGGGAAAGTCCTTCAAGCCGATCACGCCGTCGCGCTCTTTGCTGCTGGGCATGTCCATGCAGTGAAAGCTGATGTTTCTGCCGGGCTTCATCACGCGCCGCAGCTCGGCGATGAGAAAGTCCAGATGCTCGAAGAACTCGGCATCGTCGCGCACGTTGCCCATGTCGCGCGGGCTGTTGCTGTAGGTGTAGAGGCTGGCGAACGGTGGCGAGAAGATCGAATAGCCGATGCTTGCGGCCGGCAGGCCCTTCAACACTTCCACGCAGTCGCCGTGATATGCGGCGTAGCGGTCGGTCACGATCTGGTCGATGCAATTCATGCTGCTACTTTCAAGAATGCCGGCACGGTCACGCGCTGGCTTGCGTTGTGGATATTGGTTTGCCGCGTAGTGCCTGTCACTTCCTGCATCACGGCATCTCTGGTTTCCTGGCTCAGGCTCTCGGCCATCTTGGTGGCGTCACGTTCCTTGCGCTTCAGGTTCGCCACCACCGCGCCCTCGGACGATGAAGCAAAGACATGCACATGCACATCACGCCGCTGCCCGAAGCGCCAGCACCGTCGCACGGCCTGGTAATAGGCCTCGAAGCTGTCAGTCACGCCCACGAAGGCCATGCGCGCCGAGTGCTGCCAGTTCAAGCCAAAGCCGCAGATGCTCGGCTTGCTCACCAGCACGCGGAACCGGCCAGCCGCAAAGTCGGCCAGGCGTTGTTCCTTCACTTCCGTACTGTCGGCGCCAGCAATCTGCACCGCACCATTGATGGCCTTGGTGAGTGCATCGCCTTCGGCGTTCAGGTCGCACCACACCACCCACGGCTCGGCCGCCTCGCTGTTCACAATCGCGGCGCAGTCGCGGACGCGGTCAGCTGTTGACATGCGGCGCGCGTCTCGGCGCTCGCTCAACGTCTGCGCCTCGGCGGCGAACAGCATCCCGTTCAGCGGCATTTCAGTCTCGACGGTGTGCTCGTGCAAATGCAACGGCGGCAGCGCGTAGGCAGAGTCATCGAAACCAAGATCAGACGGCCGGCGCACCATCGCGCCCCACTGGCTCACCCACTGCCAGAAAATGTGCCGCGCGTGGCCCTTGAGGCGCCATACGCTGGTGTCTCCGCCGTCGTGCGTGAAGTACTCCGCCAGCATCTCGGCGCGCGTGCAAACGCCCAGGAACTCGGCATGGGTGCCTAGCTCGGTCCAGTCGTTCGGCGCTGGCGTGGCGGTGGCGCACAGCTTGAAAGGCGTATCCCGAAACGCAGTCAGCAACGTGCGCAGCGTCTTGGCGTCGTGGTGCTTGATGCAGCTCGACTCGTCCAGCACCACGGCCCCGAAGATCGAGCAATCAAACCGATGCAGGCGGTCATAGTTCGTGATGCAGATCCGCGCGCCTTCGCTCGGGTCATAGTCGCTGCCATCGCGGCAGTGCAGCACGCTCACGCCAATCTCGGCGCCCTCGGCCACCGTCTGCGGTGCCACGGCCAGCGGGGCAAGAATCAGCACGGGGCGGCCAGTGTGCAGCCGCACGGCCTCAGCCCACGCTAGTTGCATGCGGCTCTTGCCTAGCCCGGTGTCTGCAAAGATCGCGGCGCGTCCACGCTTGCACGCCCACGACACCAGCGCGCATTGATGCGGGAACAGGCCGTGATCTGGCATGTAGGCGCCGTGCGGTATGCCGGTCGGTGGCACGCGAGAGAGTTTCGTTTGTACGTAGTCGTCGTAGTTCATAGTCATCAGTCGTTGTGCGCCACCAGTGAAGCCGAACACGCAATTCAAGCGGACTGCCTACGGCAGCCGCTTAATTGCAACGTTGTGCCGCTCGTCGTTCGCCAGCCGCATCAGCACGTCGGCATGGCAGGGCTGATCCAGCGCGCACCAGCACGCCAGGTTCTTGCCGCGCAGCAGCGTTTTTACGTCGTGGGGCGTCGTGAGTGTGTCGCGCATCACCCAGCCAGCAGAGTCACCCCTCAGCAGCGCCGAGAAACATCCGACTGCCACCTCTGGCGTCATCGGATATCCGTCGCTGTGCGTCTTGTACGGATTGCCCCAACGGGTGCTGCGGTCCACCTTAACGGTGTTGTTCGGCATGCGCCAGCCTTTGACGCGCGAGAGTTGCACCCGCTTCGGGGCCGGCGGCACAACCCCTCGTGCGAGGCGACCCGCGTCGGCGGGTGAGTTCTGGTCGGTGTCCATCATCGCGGCGCCTCCTTGGTCGCCTCCACTCGAACGTTAGGCGTGTTCAATACAGCCCCTCGGAGTACAGCTTGCGGCCTTCCAGGCCGTTGCCGCACGCGCGCCAGTCCCAAATCTGGCCCTGCTCATCGGCCACGCGGTACGCTTCCTCGCGGGTCATGTAAACGCCCCACTGGTCAACGAACCCTTGGTCTTCGTCGTGCCGGTGCTTGAACTTCTCGCCGTCGCGCCTGGCCGCAATCTGTTCGTGCATGTCGCGGCTGTAGTGGCGCACGCCAAGCAGCAGCGTTCCGTCTGCGGCGCGTATGGCGGCGCACACAACACGCCTAACCCTGCGGTCAAGCGGAGTGCCGCCGGCAGGCGTCGGTGGTTGTTCGTTGCTTTGCATGGGCGTCACCCGCTTACCTCCACGTTAGGCGGCCCGCGGCGCACCCCATCCGAACCCGGGCACGGGATGCCCCTTTCGTGAAAGTCGCGCCACAGGCCCGTGTAGTAGCCGACCTCGCCACACTGGGTGCAGCGGAAGCGGCCGGTGTCGATGTCCACGGACGTGCCAACCTCGCGGGGCTCCGGCGTGATCCACTCGCCCGTCCAGTCGTCCTCGTAGGGCGGGTCGTAGACCCATCGCGTGTGTGTGCATGCCATCAGCGCTGCCCCAAGCCAATCGGACAGGGTTTCACTGGGCACTCGGCGCAGTAGCGATGCGGCGCCGCATGCGGGCAGTCCTCGAACCGCACCTCACACAGCATGCGCAAGGTGTCGGCGCACTCGCGCAGTGCGGTGCGCCGATCTTGGCTGCCGGCTCCGCTATCAGCTTCAGCCTGCCAATGTCCGGCCAGTTTCGCCAGCGTCATGATTTGTACCGTGTCCATTGCACTCATCCTTTCTTTGCTTCGTCCACCAGCCGCCTAACACCCGGTTCCAAGGGACCGCCTACGGCGGCCCCTGAACCGGCCCGTTGGGCCTCAATCCAGCGCCCGAATCTGGGCGGCCGTGAGTTCGCCGCGCAGCGTCATCGCCGCAATAGAACCGTCTTCAACGGTCGCAGTTCCGGCCTCGTCACACCACCAGTTCTGAGGCTCTCCGCTCACGGTGTCCCAGGCATCCGGGCTGGCCTTGTCGAAGTGCAGGCCATCTGCGTACCACTGAAGCGCGGCCAGCAGGTCAACGCGGGCGGCCTGCCATGCTTCCCACTCCCCGCTTGTTTCGCTGGTGTGTCGGTAGGCTTCGCTTCCCCACTTCTTGGAGGCCCACGCTTCAAACGCGGCTCGTTCTGTGGCGTTGAGGCCCAACCCCTCGGTCAACGGCGAGGCCAAACGGCCTGCTACTTCTGTGGTCATAGTCACCTTTCGTGCGGGCCGTTTAGCCCGCGTTACCTCGAACGTTGGGCGTCAAGGGCGGGCCATGCCGTCATGCACGTCCGAGTGGCCGTCTTCGCGGTACAGATGCAGTCTCTCCAGCCACTCCACGCGCTGCTGCAGCCGAATGTTCTCGGCCTTCGCCGCCGCCAGGGCTGCGGCTTCGGTGTTGGGTCGCGGCACTGGAACCGACGGGTCAGGCACGGCCATTTCAAAGCTCACGGCAGCCGCAGGCAGCTCGGAGCGTTGTGGCCAATGGTCCAGCTCCATGTACTGGCGGCTGCCGTCCGGCCAGTAGCTGTACACCTGTGTCGGAACGTCCGGCGCGGTGTTGAGCAGCGCTTCAGCGCGGTCAAAGTATTCGCCGCAGCCCAACCCGGCAGTGTCAATCCGCCGCAGTGCCCAACGCAGCGCGTCGGCCATCGTCTTCATCTCTTCAAGTGCCATCGCCATTCCTTCGCTACGGGCGGCAGCCGCCCAACTGTGCGTTGCAGCGGACCCGCCTACGGCAGGTCCGCGCCTTCCACCAGCGGCGCAGGCGGGCCGCTGAACTCCGCGTTGGGCCTGCTCACGTCTGCCAGCGCGAACCGGGCTGGCGGCGCAAGTCAACCTCCACGCGCCGAAGGTATTCGGGCTCCGAGCTGGACACCCTTGTGACCTCTGTGTTTCTCAGTGCCAGGCCGTCCACGTAACAGCCGGTGCGCTTCTCCAGGTCAGCCAGCAAAAACGCAATCTGCTTTTCCACGGCGGTTACCAATTCCCGCTGCTCTTCGTCGTTCATGGTTTTCTCCTTGGCCCGCAGGCCGAATTGGTAGCTCAAGCGGCGCCACCATACGGCCTGCCGCACCGTCGCATCTTCTCAAGCCTGCGCGGCCATTTGGTCCGCCTTACCCCCAACGCTCGGCCGCAGCACCCGCCACCCCAGATCGCGCAGCAGAGCAGCGGCGCGCTCAACGTCGCGGCCGGCGAATCCGTGCACCAGCTGCCAGCGGCCATCGACGAACTCCACCTGCCCGATGGCGCGCGGTGCTTTCAGCAGGCCCCAGACCTGGCGAGACTCGAGGTCGGTGCAGGCCGACAGCGTCAGCGTCGTGCAGCTGCCGCGCTCGGCCAGGACCGCCAGCAGCCTGGCCAGCTTCGTGCCGGGCTGAGCCATCTGCTGGTCGGGGTCGACGCGCGGGGCCATGCGCTGCGGCGGCTGGCGCAGGAGGCAGTCCCATGGAGTCGCGGCTGCTGTGGCGGCGGTCGGGTTGGCGCGATTCATGCGGCGGCCCTCAGCGCCTCGATCAGGTCGCAAGCCACCACAGGCGACACGGCATTCCCTAACAGGTGCCACGCCTGCGGCTCGCTCGCCGGCAGCTTGTAGTCCGCCGGAAAGCCCATGAGCTCGCGCCCCTCGCTGGCCAGCACCATGCGCATGCGGGCGCCGTCGATCAGCGCCCAGCGAGCCTTCGTGGTCAAGGTGCCGATGGGCCTCTCCAGGCTGCGGCCGGTCTCGCCAGAGCCTGAGCCGTAGAACGGCGCCACGAAGCGCGCGCCGAAGCGCTGGCGCCCGGCGGCGATGCGGGCCAGAGTCTTGGCGCTGCGGCCCGGCTTGTCGATGGCTGACCACCGGCCTGCGCTGAAATCCAGGACTTTGGACGCGGAGGCATGTGCTCGACGCGGCAGCCGCAAGTCGACCGGATGCTTGCTGCGGGTGGCCACGATGAACAGCCGGCGGCGGTGCTGCGGAACGCCGTGGTCGGCTGTGTCCAGCACCAGCGGCGCCAAAGCGTAGCCCAGGGCGTGCATCGCGGCGCACCAGGCCGGGTAGAGCGTCCAGGACGCGAACTCGGCGACGTTCTCGACCACAACCACAAAGGGCCGGTGCACCTCCGCGCAGGCGACGACGGCCCAGGCTGTAGCGCGCTGAGCATCGTGGTGCGGCTTGTCGGCGCCACGGGCCCGGCTGTGGCCCTGGCAAGCGGGGCTGGCCAGCAGCAGGTCGTGGGCCGGCGCGTCGTGGAAGTCGGCTTGCTGCAGGTCCTGGCAGGCGTGCACGGTGGCCGGGTGGTTTGCGGCGTGCCAGTGCACCGCCGCGGGCCAGTGGTTGGCAGCCCACAGCACGCGGGCGCCGGCCATCGCGGCGCCGGTGCTGAAGCCGCCGGCCCCGGCGAAGAGATCGATGCAGTCCATCACGACGCCATGTCCTTGCGCTTCGTGCTCAGCGCGGGCTGAAGCTGCCGGCAATCACCGGCAGGTCTGCAACGGCGTCGCGGACGCGCTGGCAAAGCTCCTCGCCCATCTGCTCGATGTGCAGCTCAAAGCTCGCGACGCGCAGCGTCAGCGCGGGCTTGTCGCTGGTGATCAGGCCCAGGCGCATGCGGAAGGTGCGCTCCTGCATCTCCAGGTACGGCACGCAGCGGAAGTTGATGAACGACGGCAGGGTCAGGTCGCGGCTGGAGGCGGTGATGCTTTCGAAGGTGCTTTGCTCGGCGCGCAGCTGCTCGGAAGTCGTCTCCTGCTTGCGGAGTGCTTCGATGGTGATGCGGCGGATCGATGCGATGGCCTTCTTGGCGTCGATCGCCTGGCCATCGCGTTCGGCGCTGATGTGGTCGAGCCAGTCCTCGAGGAACTCGGCGATGCGGGCCTGCGGGTGCTGGCCGGAGGCGATTTCGCGCAGCGCTCTGTAGGCTGCTGTGGCGGGCGGCGAGTAGCTGGCGATGTGGTCGCAGTGGCCCGGTTGTCCGGGAATGCCGAGGTTCAGGACTGCGGTGGCCTTCATGGCCGCGGCGTTGACGAAGACGCTGGCGCCTTCATCGGCTTGGTTGTCGACGTAGGTGGCAAAGTCGCCGAGCGACTGGGTGTCCATCTGGCCGCGCTGCCGCCGGCGGGCCGGCATGTAGGGTTCGAGGTCGGTGACCTTGAACTCTTCGGGCAGTGCGACGATGCCCAGGCCGTGATCGGCGTGCTGGAGGATCGCAGCCAGCGCGGCGGCGATGGCTTGAGGCCGGCCGAGTTCTTGAATCGCGTCTTGCGTGAACATGGATGGGATCTGCGATCAGGTGTTGGGCAGCGTGGCTTGACCGCCGCGGGTGACGTCGGGCGGCAGCATGCTCAGGCGGCCATACCGGCCAACCCACAGCACGGTGGCGCGCTTCTCTTTCTCGCTGGTCTCGCCGTCCATCGTGGGCTGGCGGAACTTGAGCTCGTGCTCGACGCGGCACTGGAACGTGCCCGACAGGCGCTCGAAGGTCAGCTTGATCGTGACCTCGCTCTTCTCGTCGTGGTCCATGGCAGCGGCCGCGGCCTTGCTAAGCGCGACGCTCAGCTTCTGGGCCACCATGCCGCCGTCCAACGCGTTGATGAACTCGTCGACGTCGGTGGCCGCGCGGGTGGTGTCCGGCGCCGCGTGTGTGGTGCCGGTGGGTGTGGTCTGGTTCAAGTGGTCACCTTTGCTGGGTGGGTGGAAAGAGTCTTCAGCCGCGCCGCATACGCCCACACGCTGACCGCGCGGCACAGGGCCTGGTCGACATCGCCGCCGCGGTTGATGTACGCGCCGTCAGGCTGCCTGAGCACCAAGCCGGACGCGGCCAGGGTTCTGAGGGCGTTGTCGGCACTGGTGTTGGTGATGCCCAAGGCCTGCTGGACCTCGAGCGGCTTGCGGGGCTGCATGTCCTGCAGCAGACCCAGGATCGCGGCCTGGACGCGGCCGGGCGGGCGGGTGGCGGTGGTCATGCGGTGGCGTCGACGGTCGTGCGGTCGCGGCCCAAGCCGCCAATGCACACGGTGGTGTCTGCGCCGACACTGCCGGCCAGTGCGCCGGCCACGCGGCGCTTGACGCTTTCGATGGCGTCGGCGACCTCGCCCTGGCTGGCGTACTCGAGCTGGATCTCGGCGATCTCGGCGCCGTCCTGCAGCGCCTTGAGCTCGGCGGCGCGCAGCGTCCAGGGTGCACCCTCGGCCAGGCGCGCATGCAGGTCGGCCAGAACGGACTGGGCTGCGACGATGGTGCCGGCGTGATTGCTGGCGATGCCGTCCGCTGCCAGCTGTTCGGCGACGTTCAGCGCATCGGCCATGCTGCGCCAGGCGGGCCATTGGCCGGTGCCGGTGCGCAGGCCGTCCAGTGCCGCGATGATCGGCGCGCGCAGCGCTTGGCGCGACGACTCGGGCAGCAGGCCGGCGCGGGCGATGGCGGTCTCGACGGTGTCGGCAATCACGGGGCGTGGCCTGTAGGCGCGGCGGGGCTTTGCGGTGCGTCCCATGGCGCGTCAGGGCATCAGCGGCAGGTCGTCGAGCATGTCGATGTGCAGCAGCGCCTGCGACACCTGCGCGTGCAGCTGCTCCAGGCCGCCGCTGTTGTCGATGACGGCGGTGTGCCCGAGCCGGCGGTAGTGCGCCTCGCTTTCGTGGGCGCGCACGGGTACGGCCTGCGGGCGGTCGACCAGCACGACGTGACCACCGAGGGCCTGGATCCAGGCTGCTTCTTCGGGGTAGCGCACGTCGGTGATGACGATGCGGTCGTGAACCGGTGCGCTGTCTGGCAGGTCGTTGAGGCCCAGCGCCATGGAGGTCAGGCGTACCCAAAAGCATGGGTCGATGTCTCGGCCGCAAGTGCCGAATCTCTGCATCAGTTCCCGGCCGCTGGGGCCCATGTCGGGGATGCGCTGTTCCTTCAGTCCCGGCTCTGTGAGCCAGCGGTGGTCGATGCCTGCAGGCTCGAAAGCTGCGCTAAGCATGTCGCGCAGCGGCTCGGCGAAGGCCCAACTGGTGAACCCGTGACGGTCCACCAGGATGTCGCCGGCCGTGCTCTTGCCCGAGCCGGCCGCGCCGCACAGGCCGACCAGGGTGTGGCCGGCGGGCAGCCGCTCGCGCATGATGGGCGGCGCGGGCGTCAAGCGGACGACGACCGCCTGATGCGCGGCTGCGATGGCGGTGACGGCGCAGGGGCCGTCGACGAGGTGTGCGGTGTCAGACATGGGTGGGGTGGTCGTCGGTGTCGTGGTCAAAGTCATTCGCGGCCGCGCGGCGGGCGTCGAACTGGCGCGCGGTGGCCTTGCGGCGGGCGGCTTCGGCCTGTTGCTCGTCGCGCAGCAGAGCCAGGGCCAGCGCGCGGACGCACGGGCCGCGGTACGGGCAGGCCAGGGCCTGCGCGACGGTCGCGAAGCGGTTGTCCCGGTCGATGCGCCGCAGCGCGCGCTGGAACAGGTCGGGCCGCGTCAACGGCGTCAACGGTGTCGTGGGCTGCGGGCTCATGCCAGCCACCACAGCAGCGCCAGCGCGGCCGGCAGGCCCCAGGCAGCGCAGCACAGGACGAGAAGCCTCCGCGCGTCGTGCGACGTCATCGGCCGCTCGGCGATCTCGCAGGCCTCAGGGCAGGGGCACTGGCCGGCGTCGCAGGCGTCAGACGAGCAGCGCCGCGGCGGCAAATGCCGGGCGTCGAGGATGGGGATGTGCATGGTCACACCGCCTGGGCGGCAAGCCACCCGATGAAGGCAAAGGCGCACAGGCCTGCGGCGGGCCAGGACCAGCGCTGCAGCAGATCGGGGACACGGCGCTCGCGGCGCGGGTCGGCCTCAGTCGCCTGCGCCATGCGGATGGCGTTGGCGCGGTCGGTGGTGCTCATCATCAGATGCACCTCCGCGGGTCGGTGCACGGCGGCTGCGGCTTGGCCGCGTCGCGCTGCGGCTCCTGCGTGCAGCCCGGCTCCGTCTCGGGGCAGTCGCCACCGCCACAGCCGCCCAGCAGCACGATCACCGCGCATGCCGCAGTCATGGCCACGGCCATAGCGAGGTGGCGCCAGACCGGGCTCATTGCAGAGCTTCGGCGCCTGAGCCCTTCGTGTCCTTGTGCCACCGCAGTCCCCCGCCCCGTCCGGCCGCCGGGATGGCGGGTGCGTCAGGGCATGGGGTGCAGTTTCGTCCCAAACGTGGGACGTGTCAATCCCCTTTTTGGGATGACTTCAGCGGCGTCTGTTCTTGACTCGCTCGGCGATGTTGTCGAGTTCCGCGGCCAGCAGGTCCACCCTGCGCGAGTCCATCTCCAGCATCGGCGGATGCTCTGGGTCAAGCTCTGGCACAAGCAGTTGCCAGGCTTCCATGCCGAAGACCGCGGACACTTGAGCGAGCGCATCTACGCCACAAGAGGTCGAGCCTTTAACCATTCGGCCAACGGTGCCATTGGTCCCTCCGCCTGCTTCGACGATCTTCTTGATCGTGCCAAGTTTTGGGTTGGCCTCCATCAGGCGGCGTAAGTTGTTGGCAATGATGGTCTTCGGCACGAACAAATCGTGCCTGTGGTTGCGTCCCATACATGGGCTTGCAGCTATCCCAAAATCGGGATAGCATGACCGCATGGAATCAATCATCGACCGCCTCAAAGCTGCGCTGCGCTCTGCCGGCCCGGGTGAGTGGCCGTCCATTGCGCAAGCCATCAATGCGGAAAGGCCGGACACGGATCAAGTGTCAGTGCACCTGATGCGCAAGATCGCTTACGGCGACCGCGAGAACCCGAGAGTGCAGACGATCCAGCCTCTGCTGGACCACTTCCGAATCGGCTCCGCCGAGCCCGCGACCCAAGAGCAGCAGGCGGCGTGACCGTCGAGCGATTGAGCATCAAGGAGATCAGCAATGCGGTACTCGACAGTCGCGGAGCCGGACGAGGAGCCTGTGGCGTTTGTCGGCAGGCCAGACATCTGCCCGACCTGCTCTGGCGACCGCTTTGCGGACATCACCACGCTTTCGGATGAACGCACCGTGATGCAGTGCGTCAACTGCCTGGCGACAGCCGTCCAAGCATGCTCTGCATTCGGTGAATGGCAGTGGTCAGCAGCTCGCGCTGTACGCCCGCCAGAGTCATGTCGTCTCGGCTGATCACGAGCTGGATGTCCAGGTACTCGTGTTCGGCCAACTGCTGGCGCATGTGCACCAGGAGCGTCAGCTCCTTTGTGGCCGTGATCGTCAGCGTGTGTGGGCGCAGTTCCATGGTGGCCCTCCTTGGCCGTGCGGGTTGTGGGATTCGCACGGTAGCAGCCTGGGGCAGGGCCACCGCCAGTTTCCCCCTCCGGCCGCGGCGACGCGGTGCCCGGGCGGCCTCGATGGGCTGCCTCCTCCCGGCCGGCGCTGCGTGCGCCTTGGGTTGCCTGGGCGGGGTTCTTTCCAACCACAGCGGCCTGCGCGGCTGACGCGCAGGGCATCGCATGAGTCTGGAGCGCAAAGACTTCCGCGGACGGCTGGACCCGGCCTGGCACGACCTGATGCGCGCCGTGGCGGACGCGGACGGCGTCAGCGACGGCGAGTGGATCGAGCAGCTGATCCTGGTGGAGCTGAAGAAAAGAGTGCATGCCGCCAGTGTCATCACTGCCGCTGCGGCGCGTGTGGGAATCGCCGGGAATCTCCGGGAATCTCCGGGAATCGCTGGGAAAGGCCGGGAATGAGGCGCCCACACGGACCTTGAGGCTGGGAGCGTCCGCCCCGCGCAACACGTATGGGCCTGCATGGGCCGTCAGGGCAAGAAACACCGGGGGTACGTGCCTCCCCGTCAACAAGCACCAGCGGTAGCCAATCCGCCGGCGGCCTCGAGCCCACAGCCGAGGGGTGGCACCTGGACAGGGTGGCACTGGTGGGCGCCCGCAAGGGGGTGGTGATTGTCCTCCTGCTCAACGTCAAAAAAGCTGACGGGGGGTAAGGGGGGCCCTGGGTGGTGAACCCTGGTTTTTGGTGGCAGACACGCGAGGAGCGAACGAGATCCATGACAGCAGCCCGACAACTCCGGCTGGTCGACGACAAGGCGCCGCGCCACGGCACGACCCGTGACCCGGTGCGGCAGGCCTTCGAACACTGGTGCTTCATGTTCGAGAAGCCGGTCTACACCAAGCTCGACAGCGAGCGCCGCGCGGTGATCACCAAGGCCGTCGACGACTACGGCCTGCCGCTGGTGATGCTGGCCATCGAGGGCCAGGCCGCCCGCGACCTGCGCGCCAAGGACCTGCCGATCGCCAAGGCCATGCGCGAGGTGTCGTGGTTCCTGAAGACGGCCAAGCACACCGAGGACGCCATCGCTGAAGGCGAAGCCCTGCGCTCGCGACTGCAGGCCGCCGACGCCAGCGAGGCGCAACCGGAGCCGGCCGAGCCGCAGGACGCGGCAGCGCAGGCTGCTGACCTGGCGCGGCTGCGGGACCTGGCGCGCCGGGCGCGGATGGGGCAGCTGTCTTGACCGTCGAGAAGCCCACCGTGCTGGCAGTGCCTCCGAATTCGATGGAGGCAGAGCAAAGCCTGCTCGGGTGCCTGCTGCAGGACTGCACGGCGCTCGAACACGTTGCCGGGCTGGTCGAGGCGGGCTCGTTCTACGCCACCGAGCATGGCCGGATCTACAGCGCCATCGTGGCCCTGGTGGACCGGTCCATGCCGGCCGACGTGGTCACCGTCAACGACGAGCTGGCCTCGCGTGGCGAGCTGACCGACACGCTGGATTTGGGCTACCTCAACGCGCTGGCCCTGGCAGTGCCGTCATCGCGCAACGCCCCGGCCTACGCGACCACGGTCCAGCGGATGGCCATGCGCCGCCGGCTGATCGCGGTCGCGCAAGAGGTCGTCGCTGCGGCGACGGTCGGCGGGTCAACCGAGGAGGCGCTTCCCGGTGTGATAGAGCGGGCAGTGGCGGCGATGCAGGACGTGCTGATCGGGCGGGTCGACAACGGACCCCGTCCCTTGGCAGCGCTGGTGTCGCCGTGGATCGATGCTTTCGCGCAGCAGGTCGAGTCAGGCGGGGCAGTGGACGCCATCCAGCTCGGTCTGCGCGACGTGGATGACGCGCTGTGCGGCGGTGCCCGGCGTGGCGAGGTCATGGTCATTGGCGCAAGGCCGAGCATGGGCAAGAGCGCGCTCACGCTCGGCATCGTGCGCGCTGTTGCTGAGGCCGGGCATGCGGTGCTGGCCTGCACGATGGAAGACAGCGCGAGCATGTTGATCTCACGCCATGTGGCCAGCGTGAGCCGGACGCCCTTCGAGCACATCCGCTTGCCGCACCAAGGCGGCGAGGGGCTGCTGTCCACAGTGCTGGAGGCCTGCCAGCGACTGGTGAGGCTGCCCGTGTGGCTGGACGACCGCGGCGGGCTTAGCCTGGCCGACGTGGTGCAGGCCGCGCGCGCGGTGCAGCGCAGTGCAAAGCCCGCCAAGCTCGGGCTGGTCGTCATCGACTACCTGCAGCTGATGAACGACGAGGGCGAGACCCGGGCCTATGAGCTGGCGAACATCGCCCGCGGGCTCAAGGCCATGGCCAAGCGTCTGGACTGCGTGGTGCTGCTGCTGAGTCAGCTGAACCGCAAGGCCGACGAGACAAACACCCCGCCTCGGCTGGACCATCTGGCCGAGTCGGGCGCGATCGAACAGGCCGCCGATGTGATCGGCTTGCTCTGGCGCGAGGCGCGGCGCAACCCGAGGCCGGACAACCTGCACGCTGCCCAGCTCGAGCTGGTCAAGAACAAGAACGGCGCGACCAGGACGGTGCGGCTGTTCTTCGACGGGCGGACGCAGCGCTTTGCAGATGCGGCGCAGGAGTACTGACCATGAAGCTGAGCATTCAGATTCAGGCCTGTGGCTTGTTGGATTCTGCTCAGGTCCCTGGCTCACTTCGTAGGTCGACCTGCGGCATTGCACGGATTGCAGTGCACGTCGGGGGTGCGCGATGAGGCCAAAGGGCGAGATCACACAGGCGCTCCTGAGCAAGGCACCGATGCATGGCGACGGCGGGGCAACTTGGAAGTGCTTGGCAGCTGCAGCGCAGGTCGGCTTGGGTGCTGCGCGAACCACGTCGCGGAATCTCCTGCGCTCCGGAGAGCTGGTGGTTGTCGGTGAGACCCGTGCGCCCGGTGTTTGTCGGCCCATGCTTTTACTGGCCCGATCCACGAGTCGTTCCTCATTGGCCAAAGACTCCGGCGACGGCGGACTCGATCTCGTGCGTTGCTGGTCGCGGCACGGATGAAACGGCAATTCCAGCGCTGGCGTCAGCCGGCGATGTTGAACCCTCGTAAGGTCTCGAATGCGCAAGCATGAAGCGGTGCGGAACGAACTGGACAACTGGGCCAGGTGGCTGGTGGAGGGTGCGCACGTCGGGCTGGGCTTCCCGCGGGCGGCGCCCTTCACCCGGTTGTCGCGTGGCGCCAGTTGCACCGATCACGCGCACATTCCTGTCGACGACGTGAACGCCAGGCGGACGCATGACCGGGTCGAGTCGCTGCGGCTGAGGCGATCGGAGTGGTACATCGCGGTGTACTGCCACTGGATCGGCGACCCGCGCGTGCCATCAAGACGGCGCAGACCGCTCGGCAACGCCGAAGCAGCCGAGTGCATGGGCGTTGCGCTGAGCACGTTCAAGAACCATTTGGACAGCGCGCTGACCGATCTTTCGAAGGCGGGGGGTTTTACACATTAGCTTCAGGTGGCACATTTCAGGCACTCTGCGCCAGCATTGCCACTGATCCCCGGTTTCCATATCCGCAAGCGCCTCGACGGCTAACGCTGTCGGGGCGCTTTGCTTTGCGCCAGCCCATGCCATCCATCGCACCCAAGCCCTGCAGCGTGTGCCGCCGGCTGGTCGTGGATGGCACGTCGCGCTGCGATGAGCACAAGGTCAAGGCCGGGGCCTTCGCAGACCGCAGTAGGGGCACGCGCCACGAGCGCGGCTACGGCGCGCAGTGGGCCAAGCTGCGGGCGATGGTGATGCGGCGCGACGGCGGCATCTGCAGGTGCGCCGAGTGCCAGGCGACTGGGGCAGTCATCCGCGCCGAAGAGGTGGACCACCGAGTGCCGAAGCATTTAGGTGGGACGGACGACCCGGCAAACCTGCAGGCGATCTCGCGCGCCTGCCACCGAGCCAAGACCGCGCGCGAGGCCGCCGCGGCCCGAGGCGTCGGGGTGTCGGCCAGTGCGGCTGAGGGTGGGGGGGGTCGAATCTTTGCGGGGTACCGGCAAGGGACCGATCTCAAAG